GGACGATTCCCGGGTCACCAAGGCCCTACGCACCATCGACACCAAGCGGGTGGAAAGCATCGCAGCCGGCCAGCCCATCTTGATCGGTGGGCAGCAGGTCACCCCCGGCGAACTGGCGAAACACATCCCCGGGGCGACTCTGGGACCAGCGGGTAAGGGCTCCTACACCTTGAGCATCGGCGGAAGACTCGTTACCCGTGCGGATGGCCGGCCATTGGTCATGCCTCTGGAAGGGGGTAACTGATGTTTGATGACCTGTACCCCGAAGCGGCAGAAACCGCCCTTAATGCGCGGACTGACCGGCCACCGGAGCCCAAGCCCACCCCACGGTTCAGCGTCTGGGGCACCTTGACCGCCGCACCCAAGGGCATGGCAGCCGGAACTGCGCAGGGCGTGGCATCAGCAGCCGATATGGGAAAGGCCATATCCGACAAGATGCCCGCCAACCTGTCCGGACCTCTGGGCCGCATCCCCGTGATGAACTTCATCCAGTCCACCATGCAGGTGGGCGCGGACATCCTGAACCCCAAGGAAGGCCAGTTCACCAGCAACGTGGGGACCAGCTTCCGCAACGTGGCGCAGGACTATACGCCCGACCCACAGACCACCCATGTGGCAGAAGGCGCTGTGTTCAACCTGTTCAGGGTGGGCACCAAGGCCCTGACCGCTGCCGGCATGGGTGGCAACATCCCCGGCGCTGTGGCTGCCGGCGTGGAGGAGGGCTTCAGCCAATCGGATGACCTCGCGCGCCAGGGTGTGGACATCAAGACCCGCCAGAAGGTGGGAGCCGTGACAGCTGCGACCAACGCCGTGGGCTTTGCACTCCCAGCAGCTGGCAAGACATGGGCACAGACCGGAGCGCTCGCGCTGGCCGGTGGGCCTGCTACCTATGTAGCCCAGAACGCAGCCACCCGCGAGATTCTGGCGAGTGCGGACTATTCCAATCTGGCCGACCAGTACGACCCATTCGACCCCGTGGGCTTGGCTCTGTCCACCGTCCTGCCTCTGGGCTTTGGTGCTCTGGCAATGCGGGGAACCAAGACCAAGGCACCGGCCAAGGCTCCCGATGCCGGAATTCCGATAACGGACGCACCGCCCAAGGTGGCACCGCCTGACGATCTGGTAGACGCTGCACGGGTGACGCTCCTGCGTGAGAACATGGACGCTACCAACCCAGTGCGGGGAGACATTGCCCAAGCGGACACCCATGCCACGGCCTACACCAAAGCCATGGATCAGCAGGCGAACGGGGAGCGGGTGCTGGTGGATGTGCCCGAAGCCATGGCGGCGAAGGTCACAGAGGAAATGTCGGCGCGAGTGATTGCCATGCGTGCGGAAGTTGCGGCCATGGCTGACGAAATCCCGCCCCAGCTTTTGGAGACAAACCGCATGCCGGCCGTTGATTCTCCTGCGCGAGCAGCTACTGAAACGATAGCAAATGTCCAAGACCCAACGACACCAGCCCGAGCCCAAACCCAAGCCCCGACAGATCAAGCGGGAGCGCCAGCGGCAGGCAATGCAGCCAACCCCGCAGACGTATCCGGAGCCGGAGCCGCCCCAGTACAAGCCAATGGGGTGAACAAGGTAAGCCCGCTGGAGGCACGGATCGCAGAGCTGGAAGCCCGCATGCCCCAAGCCTTGGATGCAGTGATGCCGGTGGAGTTTGACGATGGAGGCAAGCCCACCAAGTCACTCAGCGCGCGGGACTATCTGGAGCAGGTCAAGCGGGAGGCGCAAGCCGAAGAAGCGGACGCCGGCCTGATTGAAGTGGCGGCTAATTGCTTCCTCAGTAACGGCTCATGACCAGAGAAGAGGGATGTACGTGATGCCGACCAGCACCAGCACCGGCAGAACGATGACCGCCATGGCCAGCAGGTATTGCCGCACCGCCTGCAGAGCACGATCCGCCCGCCCCGTGGCTGCCCAGACGGACAACGGGATGATGGAAACCAGACCAGCAATGGAGAGGAACAGCAACATATGAACCCGAACTGTATCGCACAAGTGACCAAAGCGGCAGGCCGCGCCCTGACCGCCTCCGAGATCAAGAAGATCGACGACCAGATGGACAGCGCCATGCGACAGCTGGCCCGACAAGACCCCAAGGGATGGCAAGCCAAGAGCATGGACACCCGAGTGACCGAAGCCGCACAGCTCGCCATGGGGAACCTGAAGGAGGCAGCGCTCCGGAAAGCGGAGAACGCACAGCGCCAGGTGCTCAAGACCGTGGAGACCCAGCAGCGCATCCAAGACCTCAAAACCAACATGAAGGCCAGCCAGAGCCGCGCACTGGTGGAAGACCTGAACAATACCAACCTGTACAACGAGGGGGTGAAAAAGCAGTACACCAGCGGACTGATGGACTTGATCGAAGCGGCCAGCAGCACCGAGGGAGCCAGCACCGGCCGCAAGGTTCTCCAGTTCCTGTTCGACGCAGAGAACCCCCAGATGACCCGCGACCTCGTGGCGGAAATCTTCGCCATGGGCAAGGGGGGCACCAAGAACCAGATCGCCAGCCAAGGGGCCAAGGCATGGCTGGACACCATCGAAAGCATGCGCCAGCGGTTCAACGATGCGGGCGGGGATGTTGGGAAACTGGACTACGGCTATCTGCCCCAGCCTCACGACAGCGCACGGATCAGGGAAGCGGGGGCCGACACATGGGTCCAGAAGACTCTCCCCATGCTGGACCGCAAGCAGTACCTCCGTACGGATGGCAGCCTGATGAATGACGCCGAAGTGGTCGACCTGCTTCGTGGTGCATGGGAGACGCTGGCCACCGATGGCATGAACAAGCAAACGCCCGGGCAGTTCAAAGGCCCCGGAGCCAAGGCCAACAGCGGCAGCGAGAGCCGCGTCCTTCACTTCAAGGATGGAGAGGCTTATCTGGAGTACAACGCCCAGTACGGCATGGGCTCGATGTATGACGCCATGATTGGCCACATCGGAGGCATGGCCCGAAACATCGGACTGGTGGAGCGCATGGGCCCCAACCCCAACCAGCAATTCCGCTTGCAGGTCGATCTGGCGGAGCGCGCGGACGGCAAGGTGGAGCGGGTCTTCGGCAACAAGCCACAGGCTTACTGGGACATCATCAGCGGGAACGCCGGAGCGCCTGACAGTGCCCGACTGGCCGAGGTGGGCATGCACATCCGCAATATCCAAACCTTCGGCAAGCTGGCCGGCGCGGTGATCTCGAGCATCACCGACCTGTCCACCATGATGGTGACCACCGGCTACAACAAACTGTCCTACTGGGAACTGCTCAAAAACACCATGACCGCAGGCGGCAAGGATGCGAAGGAGTTCGCCAACGCGCACGGGATGATTGCTGAATCCATGATCTCCGACCTGAACCGCTGGCAGGGCGAGAACATCGCCAACAACTGGAGCGGGCGACTGGCGAACAGCACCATGAAGCTGTCCATGATGAACATGTGGACTGACACCATGCGGCGGGGGTTCTCCATGACCATGATGTCCGGTCTGGGAAAACTCTCCAAGACGGAATGGGGCAAGCTGACCGAGTGGGACCGCTCCCACCTGACCCGCAAGGGGATCACCGAGGCGGACTGGCAAGTGATCAATCAGGCGGACCTGACCGACTATCGCGGGCAGATGATGCTGACGCCCGAGGCCATCGCAGCCAGCGGGCACCCTGAAGCCAATCAGGTCACAGCCAAGGTGCTGGGCTTCATCACTGACGAGAGCGAGTACGCCGTGATGAATCCGGACATTGCCACCCGTGCCATTCAGACATGGGGCGGACAGCAGGCCGGCACAGGAGTGGGAGAGCTTGCCCGTGCCACCATGCAGTTCAAGTCCTTTCCCATTGCCATGATCTCCCGCCACTGGAGGCGGATTCTGGAGAGCCAAGCCAGTGCGGACGGTTCCCCAGCCATGGCGAACAAAGCAGCCTACACCGCAGCGCTGGCGATCACCGGCACCGCTCTGGGTGCCATCGCCTTCCAAACCAAGCAGGTCACCCAAGGGAAAGACCCCGTGGATATGACCACCTCCAAGTTCTGGAGCCGTGCCGCAGCGCAAGGGGGCGGGCTGGGCTTTCTGGGGGACATCATTCTGGGCGACACCACGCAGGACCGCAGCCCCTTGGACTCTCTGGGACGCCTGACCCTAGGGCCTACCTTCGGTAGTGCTGCCGATGTCTGGGAACTCACGAAGGGAAACATTGACGAAGCCATGGCCGGCAAGGACACCCACGCCGGAGCCGAGGCCCTGCGCTTTGCTCGCAGCCACACGCCATACGTGAATCTTTGGTACGGCAAGGCAGCGCTGGATCACTTGCTTTTGCATTCCATTCAGGAGAACCTAAGCCCCGGGTATCTGGATCGTCAAAAGTCACGCGCACAGAAAGACTGGGAACAGGGCTTCTGGTGGGAGCCAGGGGAAACAGCCCCAGACCGCGCACCCGATTTATCAGCAATGGGAGGACAGTAATGCGACAGGATCAATTTGAAGCGCTACAGGCGCGCGGTGAGCAACTGGTGGACGTCTTCCTTGCGGAGAGCGATCCGACCAAATGGCCCGGCCATGGCATCGCGCCGGCAGCCATGGAGAAGACCACCCGCGGGGACCGTTACTGGTGCAAGAAGGACGCAGTGGCAACCCTTGCCTGTGCCCAGCGCATCTTCAATCTGGTGCAGGTGATCAGGGAGCGATCCATACCAACACCACCGGCAGATTCCGAGGGTGAGGAAAAGGTGGAGGACAGTCTGGACGCTGAAGTGGCGGCAGCTGAGAAGCAAGCCAAGGAAATGCTGGACGCCGTGCAGCGCGGAGCCCGCAAGGCAGCCTTTGACAAACACGTCCACAAGAAAGCCTGATCCATGGAAGAACCCCGCAAGGTTTCGTTTTTGGCCTTCTTCATCATGTGGGCCAAGGTCATGGGGTGGAAGGTGCCCCACATCCATGTCATCGTGTGCACGTGGCTGGAGAACTGCGACGATCCCGTGCGGGTGTTGATGATCTTCCGGGGGGCTGCTAAGTCCACCATTTACGCAGTGTTCAAGGCGTGGCAACTCTATTGCAACCGCGCCAACCGGTCTCTGATCTGGGCGGCGGATGGGAAGCTGGCCAAGAAGCTCAGCCGCGACACCCTGAACGTACTGCGCCGGCACCCGCTCTGCGGTGGCATGCTCCCAAGCAAGCCCGGGGCACAGACATTCTGGGTAAACGGAGCCACCGACGCACGGAATGCCAGCGTGGACGCCGTGGGGGTGGATCAGAACGCAACCGGAGCCCGTGCGGATGATGTGGATTTTGATGACATCGAAGTCCCCAAGAACATCAAGACTCCCGAGGCGCGCGAGAACCTGCGGCTGAAGATCGAAGAGTCCACGCACATCGCAGTGCCAGGGGCGCAGAAGACCTACATCGGAACCCCCCACACCCATAACTCCATCTACACCGAGCAGATCGAGGGCGGGGCGGCAGTGCTGAAGATTCCACTGTTCGAGCACTCCAAACGCTACGGAGCCGACAAGTCAGACCAAGGCCGGACCCGCCTGCCGTTCCCATTCAAGCCCGGACCCGATGGCCTCTATGTGCTGGCCGGCATTGGCAAGTTCGCCAAGATGCTGAAGGAGGGCGAGGACTACACGCTGGACGGCCAGTGCGTGGTCTTGCCTCGACCCTTGAATGTGGTCATCGACATCTATGCCGGCTGCGTATGGCCGGAGCGATTCACCCGCGCAGAAGTGGAGCAGCGCCGCAAGGACACCCGAACCCTGAACGGATGGGACAGCCAGTACCAACTGGAAGCCAAACCGGTGGGAGATACCCGCCTCGATCCGGATCGCATGATCCCGTACGACCTGAAGCCTACGGTCCACTATTCCAACCGGCAGGCCGTGATGATGCTGGGCAAGGTGCAGATTGTGGGAGCCTGTGCCCGCTGGGATTGCTCACTGGGGAAGATCAAGTCCGACGCCTCCGCCTTCAGTCTGGTGCTCACCGATGCCAAGGGGAATCTCTACTGGCAGCTGGCCGAAGGCTTGACCGGAGACCTCGACGACCAATGCAAGCGGGTGAAGGAGCTGGTCCTGCAGTACTACATCCCCAGCGTGAAGGTAGAGACCAACGGCCCCGGGGGCTTCATCCCCCCACGTCTGCGCAAGTTCTTGGCCGGTACCGGGTGCGCCGTGGTGGACGATCACAGCACCGTGAACAAGACGAAGCGGATTCTGGATGCCTTTGAGGCCCCGCTTTCCATGAACGTCCTATGGGCCCACACCTCCGTGATCGACGGCCCGACCTATGACCAGATGAAGGACTTCAACCCGCTGAGCACCAACCAGCCGGACGACTATCTGGACTCAGGAGCCGGAGCTATTGCGGACACTCCCGTGCGGATCGGGCAGATTGTTGGGATTCCAACAGAGCACACGACGCATCCTTGGCGTCCATCAGCGGGCGTTCACGAAATCGAATTCGAAACCTCATAGCCCTATGGGTGGCCCGCGCATTTTGCAAAGGCCCCCATGTCAGTCACCGCACAAACACCCTACAGGAAGTTCACGGCAGCGCCGGGGGCCACCTTGTTTAGCACGGGCTTCCGCCTGATCCTCGCCAGTGACTTGGTGGTCAAGGTAAACGGCTCCGTGGTCACCACCGGATTCACAGTGTCCAGCCTTGGAGCTGGTGCCGGATCAGATGTGACCTTTGGTACCCCCATGACAGGTGGCGAGATCGTGGAGCTGGTGCGCTCTGTGCCCAAAACCCGCCTTACCGATTACCAGCAGCTGGGCGACTACCAAGCATCGTCGGTGAACAACGACTTTGACCGGCTGGTAATGATGTTGCAAGACAGCCAGTTCTTCAACGATCTGGCAATTCTCTTGCCCGTAGGTGACACAGCCGCACCGATGACCATCCCTGCGGTGGTAGATCGTGCTTTGAAGTTCTTGGCCTTTGACGCTTCCGGCAATGCGATTGCAGCGGCAGGCGTGACTGACTCCCCAGTCTCCACATTCATGGCTGCCGTACTCTTGGCAGTTGATCAAGCAGCAGCGCGCACAGCTATCGGAGCGCAGGCGGTTATTGGCTACACCCCAGCGAATGACACAGCGGTGGTCAAGCTCACCGGAAATCAGACTATTGCAGGTACCAAGACATTCAGCAGCCAGCCGGCACTCCCCCGCGCACCGGTCTTGAGTGCCTTCCTCAATGCCACCGGCACGGCTGTCAGCGTCACCTCGGGCATCCCGACTTGGATCAACGAGCTGTGCATTAACTTTGTTGGCATCAGCACCAATGGCACCAGCAACCTGATCTTCCAGCTCCGGTCTGGCACCTTCGTGGTCTCCGGATACAAGTCCAGCAACTCATCGGGCTCCGGTGGTGTTGCTTCCAATTCCATCACGACCGCTCACTTCTTGGCTGGTGCAGTGGCAGCGGGTGCAACTTTCCGAGGGCACCTCACCTTGCGGCGTCATCCTGGCAACGTCTGGGTGGGAACTTCCATGCTCAGCTCCGAGACATCTGCCGGTTTCTATATCGGAACCTCGGATGTGACCCTTGTCGGGGACCTAGACGGATTCCGACTAACGACAGCAAACGGCACGGACACCTTCGATGCCGGAGAAGTTTCTTATCTCTATCGGGAGTAATCATGAAGATCGTATTTATTGGCGACAGCCTCACCAAGGGCACGGACTACGGCAGCGTTACCACTGCGGACACCTTTGCCCACAAGATCGGCACGGCCAACGGCTACGCCCCCGCAGACATTCTCAACAAGGGAGTGGGCAGCGATACAGCAGCCAAGGTGCTGGCGCGTATTCAGGCCGATGTGATCGCACATTCTCCTGCCGTGTGTGTGCTGATGATCGGGGTGAACGATTGGGCACTGGGTACATCCTTGGCCAGCTTTGAAGCCAGCTTGGCTGCAATTTCTGCGGCTGTGCGTGGTGCAGGCATCAAACTCATTGTGATCACCAGCAACTTCCAGCGCGGCTCCGGTTCGCAGATTGCAGCCCAAGAAAACTACGTGCGCAAGACTGAAGCCATGCCGAATGATGGTGTGGTGGATGTGTTCAGGGAAATGACCACCCGTGGTCTGGTAGGCGACCATGGGCAGTATTTTGCTGATGTAGTGCACTTCAGCAAGGCAGGGCACACCCTTGTGGCGCAAGTGGCGGCGAGGCCCAAGTATGCGGAGTTCTTTATTCCATGAGTGATCACGCCATGACCGCAGCGGAGAAGATCGCCAGCATCCCACCGGCTACGGTGTTTGTCACATCCCTCACTGGCTTGGTGAATTGGCAGGACACGTTCTACATCGTGTCCACCATCTGGGTAGTCATCCAAATAGGGTTCCGCCTGCACAAGGAATGGACTACCCGCAGAAGCCCACCAGCGCCATGAACCTGACACGCATCTGGGACTGGATCGACAAGCGGGACATTGATAAGCATGTGGTGTCCATCGTCGTCCTGTACGGCACCAAGATTCTGACCAGCTGGGCCATGGCCTTCGCCACTGCCAATGCGGCAAAGCCCGGGCTGGAGATCGCCGCAATCATCGCCGCAGTAACTGGGCCCTACATGGTTCTGCAGGCTGCCGCAATCAAGTTCTACTTTGACAGTCGGAGCGCATCATGAAGCTGACCCTCACTCGCTACGAACTCACCCCCACCCGCACCTTCGGGAAACTGGAAGCCGAGGATGGGCACCGCCTCTGCTACACGCTGGAGGACGCCGTGCGGGAAGTACCCGGTCAACCGGTGGGGAACTGGAAGGTGCACGGGAAAACCGCGATCCCCGCAGGCTCCTACCGCATCACCTTGGAGAACTCTCCGCGCTTTGGTCTGGACACCCTGACCGTGAACGCAGTGCCAGGATTTACAGGAGTACGGATGCACGCAGGGAACACCGAGGCCGACACTGAAGGCTGCCCGCTGCTCGGGATGCAAGTTACCCCCACGGGGATCATGGGAGGCACCAGCCGGCCCGCTGTGGCACTGGTGAAGGAGGTGGTCCGGCAAGCAATCTCTGAAGGCCGCACCGTCATGCTGGAGGTGAAGAACCCATGAACCCGTACCTGATCATTGTTTTCCTGCTGGCCCTTGCGGGAGCTGGCTTCGGCGGCTTCAAGCTGGGCTCTGATCATGAGATTGCAGCACTGGCCCGAGAGCGTGAGCACATAGCCGAAGCGGTGGACGCAGCGAACAACGCAGCCGCCCAAGCCATCGCAACCCTGAAGCCCAAATTCACCACCATTCAAAACGAGGTGCAACGTGAAGTTATTACAAAGACAATTTACAGTGATTGCCGCCATTCTCCTGACGGCCTGCGCCTCGCCAACCAAGCCCTCAACGGCGGAACCGTCCCCGCTGATAGTGGCGAACTGCCCCAAGCTCACCCCCCTAAGTGATGACAGCTTTGGCGCTACAACGTCAAAACTGGTAGAGGTCTCGGGGATTTATTACGCATGCCGAAGGGCTGCTGGGGTTCCGTGATTGGGGATTTTTTGTCCAAACGCATGCGGAACTGGCAAATGTCGCGCTGTATGCAATGACAGGGAGCTAGTGTTCATGCGGGTTCCGGCGTAGTGCATGTTTCGCATGCCGGACTCGAAATCAAGCGTTCCGCAAGGAACCGAGGGTTCGAATCCCTCCTTCTCCGCCAATATAGATAAGCGCCTAGTGCTATTAAATTGATAGCCTAGGCGCTTTTTCTTTGGGTGATGTTGGGGATTTTTTGCCCGATCTTCCCAACGGCTGCCGAAAGTGTCTCGGTTGCCAAGTGTGAATACCGCTTTGTGGACCGCGCATCTTTATGTCCAAGCACCGCCCCCACGGTGTACAAGTCAACTCCGTTGTTCACCATCTCCGAAGCGCTGGAATGGCGCAGATCATGAAAGTGGAACTGCTCCAACTTGGCTCTGGCTCTTGCCCTGTTGAAGTTGGTTTGAACCGTGATCTTCGGCAAGGTCTTGAACTTGCGGGCGCAGACTGCAACACGCGGATGGATCGGCACTATCCGAGGGTTGCCGTTCTTGGTGTCCTTCAGAACCCACGCGGTACCGGATGGCACGGCCCGGAGTATTTCACCCAGTCTCATGCCTGAGTAGAACGCTATCCGGATGGCCATGCGTGCATGCCGGTTCGTGCACTGCTTTGCAATCGCCAGCATCTCAGCGCGGCTTGCGTATTGGTGGCGCTCGTTCTTTACTTGAGGCACTGACACGCGAGCTGAGGGGTCACTGTCTGCCATATTGTGGTGCTTCCATCCGTACCGGCATGCGGCTGTGAGGTAGCGAATTCTGATCCGGATAGATGCGTCAGAGAGTGGAGCGCCATCAATGCGGGTGGCCTTCAGCGCGTAGGCCTTGCACACATCGGGAAGCGACTCAATCGGCCGGCCTTGGTAGTAGGGAAAAAGGAGGGCGAGTTCCTTGCGCACACCATCCGCAGTTTTGAGCTTCGGAACCCGTTCATTCAGGTAACGATCGACAGCATCCTCGATGGTGTAGCTGGCCCGCTGGACTCTGGTGGCGATTGCGTAGAGCCTTGCCGACTCCTGCCGGTCGTATGCGTCAGCCTGGGCTTGATTCCAAGTTTTCGGAAGGTGTTTAACAACGCGGACTCTTTCGGAATTGATACGCTTGTCGAACTCAAAGACGAACGTACCTCGTTTTTTATCTCGGTAGATAGGCATTTTTGTTTGTACTCCTGCACGTCTTTGAAGTCGAAAACTATACGCTTGCCGATCCGGTAGCAGGGAATCGGGCCGTTTGGGGCTGCAAGCTGATAGACCATGCGGGCAGATACGCCAAGGTGTTTTGATGCTTCCTGAACGTTCATTTCGCCCCCGTTGGAGTTGGCGCGGCTGCAAGCATTGCGCTGTAAACCTTGTTCATGGGTACTGAGCCGCTGGACAAAGCCTTTCGGCCAGCAGCACACATTTCCTTGGTAGGCTCCACCGGCACCAGCTTGTAGCCTTTTGGCTCCGCTTGCTTGGGTGCTGGTGGGTTGGGGCCGAATGCGTAGATCGCACCTTGCTGCCAATGCCCAAAAGCACGAACTTGCTCCCATGATTCTTTTGCTGGATTCCAAACCCATGCCACCGGCTCTTGTGCTTGCTGTGCTTGCAGCCTCGCTAACTCATACTCCAGCCCATTGATATAGACCGCTTGCGCTGCAAGGCTAGTGGGTGATTGATTTGCCTGCTGTCGTGCAGATTCCAAGCGCTCAACATCCCACATGGGTGCTACTTGCGCTTGCTTGATGGCGGTGATGGCTGCGCCAATTATTTCGGGCCTGCGGTTTCCAGTCTGCGCATACTCCAGCGCCTCCAGCGCAAGCGCTAGTGTGTCTTTGGTGGTCATGGTGTCGGCTCCCTGAGAGAT